CATAATAAAATACTGGCTATTGGTAAAGTATTTATGTGCATTGTTTGCGGAGAAAAATTTACTCCAGCAGCAATCAACGGTGTGCCAAGAAAGACATGTGGAAAAAAATGTCATGTCATTTATAGGACAAATACAAAATTTAAAAAATGATATAGTTGTCTATAATCTAAAAGTAGAAGAAGCACATATGTATTATGCTAATCATATTCTAGTACATAATTGTGATGCTGTTTCGTTAAGTTATCAAGTGGCTTCGACCTATACTGAGGTACGTGCAAGTAGGGAACGATTCTAAACAATTAATCAAGGAGATTATCATGGCATGTGGTGGTGGTAAAAAGGTCAAGAAACCTAAGTAATCTAAATAGCCTCTATCGTAGAGGCTTATTAAAGATCATATCAAACTTTTTTATATAAAGGAATCAAAAAATGGATGCAGAAAACGAACAGATCATAAATAACTCAATGATATCTAATACCCAGGTTGACCCAACCTATGATGATACTTTATTATATGTAAATCCTCATACTGTATCACCCTATAAATTTATGGATGACGCATATTATGGGGAAGCAGGATTCGGGGATGGGACTTACTTGAGCCCACATCTAAGAGAGATGTTTTACAATGCCCGTAGACAGATCAGTACCTATAAGAATTTTGTTAAGCCTATCTTAAATGCCATGCTTGACCCGGTATTCGCCGATGTGGTATCAAGAAAAGTAGATACAGCATCTCTGTTTTCTTCCTTCATTGAGGATACTGATAACAATGGTACAAATTTAGACCAAGCTCTACAGGAAACCCTTTGCACTGTGAACCGACACGGCCAGGCATTTATAGTGATGGATAATTTTCGGGCAGATGATATGCCTGAGACTATGATGGCAGCACGACAGGATAGGATATATCCATACATCATGATCAAAAATGCACTTGATGTAGATAGTAGCATATTGGATAAATGGGGGAATATAAGATCGATCACATTTATCGATATCAAAGTATCATCAAACAAAAAACAGATACAAACGTATCGTACATGGACATCTGAATATTCCCAGGTAGTAACTAAGACAAGGGATAGTTATACGGCTTATGCTCCCCCTATAGTGCATGGGTTAGGAGTGATCCCGGTGATCCCTGTGTACAAGTCAGTACGTAGAGATAAGACCAAGCTATGCGTATCCCCTCCTCACTATGATATAAGCAGGATAGCACTTGCTATTTATAACAAGGAGTCAGAGGTGAGAGACTTGGAGAGATCCCAGTCATTTAGCTTACTATGTATCCAGAGTGACAGAGGCGGTAATATCAGTATTGGTAATAAAAATGTGCTGTATATCTCAAATGAGACAACTAACATGCCAACATTCATTTCCCCGAATCCATCTATCCTTATAGGCCTCATGATCAATGCTGAGAAGATGAGGGATGATATGTATAAACTCGCAGAGCAGAGTGGTGTCACAGCGGTAAAGAGTGAAGCTAGTGGAGTAGCAGAAGCTTATAAGTTTTATGGTCATGAGACTGTATTGCAAAAAGCATCAGCACTTGCCAAAAAAGTAGATTATGCTATCTTTGATCTCTTTTGTTTATATACGGGAGAGACTCTGGATTATGAGGCAGATTTCCCGACAGATTTTGCCCCAGGTAATATCACCATCGAAGTAGATACTCTGGATAAGTACCTTAAACTTGCTCTACCTCCCCTTGCTAATGCACTCGCCTTGCAGAAATGGACCAGGCTTATATTGTCTGATCAAGATCCAGAAGATCTTGAAGCAGCTATAGAGGAGATAGAGAGAATAGGGGAAGAGAAGTCCACAGCTTCTATTATAGAACCTACCGACATGATGGGTGGAGATACAGGTATGCAGATGGTGGATATAGGTATGGAAGGGGCAACCGGAATGCTCTCTACTGAGCCATCTACAGTAACAGAGTAATAATGCAAAACTGGGTCTACTCAATAAATTGGAGGATACCCAGTATAATCTTTTAAATAACCCTGGAGGTTTTGATGGATGCAATAGAATTTAGGGCAATGCTTGAAGCACTACCTAAAGGATCAGAGGCAATAGATTTTCACCTGGGGCAAGTAGAGGGAGAAAAATCAAAAGGTATCATTGAGGTAAATAGAAGGAACAAAGAAGCTGAGTCCTTAAGAAAATACAAGATAGCTTTTGACAATCTTGGGTATGATGGTACTACAGAACTGACAGATTTTGTACAAGGTCTAAAGACTACTACAGAGACAGTAGCCTTGAAGGATACTACTCTTGCAGACTTGCAGAATCAGGTGAAGAAGTTAAGTGGAGATTTTAGTAAGACCCAGGCAGAGTTACTCACAGAGAGACAAGCAGCCGGGGAACTTAAGATTAAAGCCAAGAATGAAAAACTTAGAGGAACTATGGTAGAGACTTTTAGAGATAAAGTCTATGGCCATGATTATCTGATCAATGACTTGATATCCTCTGGAAGGGTAGACTTAGTTGAAGATAAGCCAGTATTCATTCAAGAAGATAAAACTACAATGTCTTATGAAGATGGGGTAAAGCAGTTACTCGATTCAAGACCAGACATTGTTAAAAATACACAACGCCCTGGAGGCGGAGCTCAACCAAACGGAGGCGTAACATCAGGCCCTGTAACTGATGATCAGGCAAGATTAAACAGACTCCGGGCTATGACTTCCGGAGGCATTTTTAAATAAAACAAAACCAAAAACAGGAGTTATACTATGTCTAATACTTTCGTCACCCCCAGCATGGTTGTACGTGATGCAGCCTTGTTCCTAAATGATCAGCTTATGGTAGCCAATCTGGTTAATCGTAACGTCGAGCAGACCTTCGCAACCAAAGTAGGCTCTACCGTAAAAGTTAAAGGACCAGCCAATCTTGGTACCGCTGATGAATTTACTACTACTACTTCAGCTACTGCGGTGACTGAGGGAGGTACGGATGTTATTATCCAGAAGCATTTCTACAAAAGAGTAGATCTCACATCAGATGAGTCAGCTCTTCAGGTAGATGATTTTACTGGGCAGATTGCTATCCCAGCTGTACGGGCACTTACTCGTGGAGTCGAAGGGTATTTGATCCAGAAGATCATCGGTGGATTCAACAGAAATATCGTAGGTACTGCCGGTAACCAGCCTAGCACTCACGCGCATATTCTTGCTGCTGACAAAAAGATCTTTGACAATAGAGGGGATAATAGCCAGCTCGTTGGTCTTATCACTTCAACGGCTCATGCTTCTTTATCAGCTCTTAATATTTTCACATCTTCTGACTATGGGGTAGAACGTCCTGCTGGTCTTCGATCAAATAGCCTTGGTATGCTTTCTGGTATCAACTGGTTCAGATCGCCTAACATGGCTTTTACACGTGGTTATCTGACAGGCACTATCCTAGTCAAGACTACTACTGCTACAGGAACTACCATCATAATCGATGGCTTTACGGATGCTACTGGTGGTGGAGTACCTATCTATGAAGGAACACGTTTCACTATCGCTGGTGATGCGACTGTTTATACGATCACTGCTGATGCTCCTATCGCAGGCAGTGAATGCCCTATCATATTTACCCCGACTCTTGCTGCTCAGGCTACTGCTGAAGCTGCAATCACTTTCCAGGCTGCACCTTCTGCAAACGTAGTATATAACCCAATTGGTGTTGCTGCTGCTATTCTTCCAGGTCCTGTGACTAATGCACAGACTGCCGTAGCATCCATCAATGGTGTCGGTCTCCGTATCATGTCGAATGCCTCTACATCAACTCTTGCTACTTCATGGGTCTTTGACCTTTATTGCGGTGCGAAAGTAACGATGAATGAGTTTGGCGCAGTAATGCAGGGATAATCAAATTGGGGGCTCTATTATAGAGCCTCCTTTTGTTTCATCACACTAAATTACAGGATATGCTCAAAATGAGAGTACGAAATATACTGGATGAGATATCACAGAACAGGGGTATAGATGCCCATGTCCATAGTGATACATCATTCTATAAAATTGCATCAGAAGGTATAAAAAAGGAGAACAAGGAAAATGGCAGAGAAGGAAAAGGAAGTAAAAGAAGTAAAGATACTGACAGTTTACAATATGGAGGGATCAGCTCAGATAATCGAGACAGATCTCAAATTGTGGGAGAAGGCGGGGTATTCATTGAGCCAGCCCGAGACTGTGCTTAGTAGAGCAGAACAAGAGTACCTGAAAAAGAGACTCAATAAGTAAGTGAGCACTGTAGAAGTTATCTTAGATGCCCATAAGCTTTTGGGCTATGCCTCCATCCCCGATTATGCAGAGGCTGCATTAGGGGATGTGCTGGGATCATATATCTCCCGGATAACCAGGAGAGCTAAGATACTTCACAGGTTCAGATCACGTACTGGTAATTTAGTATCAGCTATTGAGTCAGAGATGTATGGTCTATCAGGGAGAGTTTATATCGATGATATGCTTGCTCCTTATGGTAAGTTTGTACATAATGGTCAGCGGACTTGGGCTCCTGATCCATTTATCTATGACGCAGTAGCGGAGTTAGAGGACGAACTTTCCATAGCACTCAAAGCTACCCTGGCAAAAGAGTTCGCTAAAGTTGAGACAGAGCAAGTACCGGTATCTACCCCAGGGCCCCGGATAGTCTATACCATAGAACCTGCGAAAGTGAAACCGACAATCACTCCAGCAGAAAAAGTTATAGATAAGACTGTGACTCTTGAAATAGAGAAGGTAGTAGATAAAGAAATCCAGAAAGAAATCGAGAAAAAGATCGAAAAAGAACTGGATATGACAGTGACTAAGATCATAGATGGACTACCTGATACTATCACTCAAGAGGTACTCGATAAAGCGATCAGTAATGCCTCGTCAGATACTATCCATACAGTACTTGATCGGGCTAAGATGAAGTTAGCAACTAAAACTCTTACAAGAGCAGCTAATAAACCAAACAACTATAATAGTATGGCTATGCTCCTTGCATTCTTGATTAATGAAGAAGATGCTCAAAGAGCTAAAGAAGAGCAAGCAAAGAGGATCAAACAGCTTAAGTATCAGGAGATGTATCAATGATACTCTTAAAGGATGCAGTAAAAGCAGAGGATGTGATATCATCCTTTAGTAAACTCGGGGAGGCTCTATCAAGGAACCTTTCAAAAGGTCTTGAATCAGCGCTCACTGATATGGCATCCATCGCAAAGGTATCACACAGGTATAAGGTAAGGACCGGTAAATTATACAGCGCTACTCAGGCAGCAGTGAAGGAGCTCAAAGGAGATCTTTTTATAAGTGACTCAGTGGCTCACTATGGGGTATACGTCCATGAAGGCCATGGTACTTGGGCTCCTGATAAATTTGTATACAAGGCAGTACTTGATAACGAACCAGATTTAACGAAAGCTCTTAATAAATCTATAGCACAGGCAATAAGAGAAGTGGGGTTAGCATAAATGTCTTATATAAATATTTCTGATATCAAAGCAAATGTAGCTCAAGGATTCGCTCTTCAAGACTATATCTTAGAGGCTGATGAAGAGATTGATGATCTTGCAGAAACTTTAGGAGTACGGGATATAGATGATATCCAGATCCCTCTGCATTATAAGATCAAAAGATATGGTATAGTATTTATCCTTATGAGACTTTGCCAGGATAAACTTGGGGCAAACGATACTGGGATAGATGCTACCGAAAAATATGCGATACAGTATGGTATGTATAAAAAAGAACTTGCCGGATTAAAAGATGAAATAAATATAGAAATGATTACAGGAGCAGTGAATCAAATAGGGGATAGGGCAGTACAATGTGGTAACATCTATAGGGCATAGCATAAAATAAATACACTTGGAGACCCAAAAAAATGGCTGATGAATATGTGAGTAAAGAAGAATATCTATCACTTAATAATAAGGTTTTAGTCATGAGTGAACAGTGCATAGCATGCAGAACTTCTTTGAATAGTGATGTAAAACATTTAGGTGAAGAGTTAAAGGATACTAAACGTGATCTATATGATATCAAGATGATGGTACAAAAGATAACTGAGCAGGTATCAGGGCTCACGGTCAAAGTAAGTTTAGTAGTAGCAGGTATCGTAGGGGCAATAAACTTTATTATCCCGATATTCATCCATAAGTAAGGATTAAGAGTATATGCCAAATAAGCCTATTTTGACTCGTATAGAGGATTTCATGCAGTCACTTATAGAGTCTATGGCTCCTGGGGCCTATCACTACTCGTGGGCAGTTAACTGTCAAGATAGGTCTAAGGTGACATTTCCTCTTGCGAACATATACTTAGAGTCAGACACTAGTTTAGATGCTCAAGGCGGATCTTCTAATGGTA